TAGGTCTTGGAGCCTGTCAGCGTGCCCGTGTAGCTCTCAAACCACTTGGAGAATTTCGAGCAGACCGTGGAGAAGAAGCGTTCGATCGGTTTGTCCCAAGGCTGATACGGCAGCGAGCGTCCGACCTCTTGGATGCCGATGCTCTGATAGAAGCCGACCGTTTCTGAGTCAAATGCGAAGTCAAGGTCGATTTTGCGGTGCTTGCGGTTCTTGCGGTTCTCCCCGGTCATGACCTCGGCAGTATAATCCTTGCCGTTGTCGACGTGCAGGATGTGGGGAACGCCGCCCGGATTGCTGTAGATCATTTTGACCAGCGACTCCTTCAGCGTCTGCGAATTGGCGTTGACGCACGCTACATCGCCGATGATAGCGCGGGAGCGCATATCCAGCCACGCAACCAGCTTCGGGCGCACGGCCTTGATCTTGCCGTTCGGGGCCGTCCACTGCACCCAAAAGTCGAAGGTGTGCTCGTCGCCAACAACATACTCCATGACTTGAAGGCTCGTCGCGTCGCGCTTGCCCTTCATCATCCGCTTGTTCTTCCACTCCCGCGTCCCATTGGCGGCGAGGAACCGGGCAGACTCCGCACCCCGCTGTCCCATGAGGAACTTGATATACCGGGCCACCGTCTTGATGGAGGGATACTCCTCCCACTCCCGCCGCTCCGCCTCCAGCTCAAACCGTTCATAGAGCATCTCGATCGTGCCGAGGTTCGCCGCGAACCGCTTGTCGAACCAGATGTTCTCAATGATCGCCTTCTGCTCGTCCGTCAAGCTCGGGAACGTACCCGTCTCCTTCGGCTTCCGGCACAGCGCCAGCGCCCGGAAGTAGTCCCGGCTCTTGCCGTCTTCCTTCTCCAGTTTCAGCGCCCACGCGTTCGCCTCCAGCACGTTCTTCATGTAGCGGTACAGGCTCTGCGGGCTGATCCCCAGCCCCAGCGCGTACCGCTCGGCGTAGCCCGTGCGGTCAGGGCCGTCATAGTCGATGAAGTCTTGCACCCGTGCCGCCAGCTCTACCGCCTCATAGAAGCGCTTCTTGTTCGCCTCCGTGTACTGGTTCAGGTCGGCGGTGACGTACCACGGCACGGCCTCCTGTGCTCTCTTGTCTATGATGACCTCACTCCCTTCCACCTTCTGCGCGGCTCGCCATGCCTTCCGCGCCTTTGCCGAGAGGGAACTCGTGGAGATTAGCGTCCTGTCTTTACCTCCGCCCTCTTGGGCTTGTGCTTGCGTCCGATATTGTTCAGGATTCCGCTTCATCCTTTGGACGAGCGTGTTGTACTTGATGCCTTCAAAGGTCGCTGCCTCCTCCAGCGTGATGAATACGTCCGGCACTCCGTTCCCTCCCTTCCGTGCGTCATGCCGCGATCGCCCGCTCCGCCTTCTTCGGGTCGAGCGCGAGGGTGGCGATGATCGCCGGGAGGTACTTCTCGCCGGAGCGTGTTCCGTTCAGGATGTAGCTCATGTACTGCGGGCTTGTGCCCACCGTGGCCGCCAGCTCCGCCCGACTCATGTCCCGGTCAGCCAGCGCCTTCACCACCATCTTCCCGAACGGCGTCAGCCGTTTCTTCGGGCCTCTCATCGCTTGCCCTCCTTTCCCATCGTTCTTAGACTTACTTCCGAATGACCGCCCAGCCCAGCGAGACCGCCACACCTATGAACGCGGTGACGCTCACGGCGGGGACGGGGCAGCGCATCAGCAGCAGCGCCGCCGCGAAGCCCAGCGTTGCGAGGATGATGAGCCCCGCCGTGATAAGGAACACCGCCGCGCTTTGCGCCGTGCGCCCCGCACGTTTTCGCGCCTCCCGCCTCACTTCTCTCTCAAGTAAGTTGAGAACGAGGTCGTAGCTGCGCACGCTCTGCGCCGCTTCAAAGAATTGCTGCTCCATCCCCGGCAGCGCCCGGAACGGGTCGCGGGGGTTGCCCGCCTCCCGCAGCCGCGCCGCCGCGTTCCGCCGTGCGATGACGGTCGCGCCGATCGCGGTCTTGAGGTCTTCTGTGCTGAACATTCTGCTGCTCCTTTCCTTTGCCCTCCCGGAAGGCTATAATTGAGACGTGGCCTTTGCCAAGAGAGGAGGTGTGTATCATGATTGATGTGCGTCAGTTTACGCGCGAAGTGACCGAGGCATTTGTCGCTCGCTATCCCGAACGTTTCAATGGTAGTGAGGACTCGGTATTCACGGAAGACCTCGCACGAATGATGGCGATGGTTGCCGCTCTTGCTATTGAGAAGTATGATCGAGAGCGCCAGCAGTAACATCGTCTTTGACATCTTCAAGCACTCCGAGTAAGTGCTTGCGCTGTCTGAGAAACGCGACAAGGTTGGGATGCAGCCCTTCCTCGTCGGGAGCCGTCCGCTTGTCGGGCGGCTCTTTCTCTTTGATCGGCTCGCCTGTCAGCCATGTCAGCCAACATTCCCGGCAGCTCACGCCGTCGCAGTGGGCGGGGATGGTGGGCGGGCACGGTGCGGAGATGATGTCCGCGATCTCACCCGCCGTGGTCTCCGGGGCCTTGAGTAGTTCAAGTCCTGTCATGCTGCGCCTCCCGGTACTTCTTCACCGCGTGGTTCATGGTGTAGAGGTGGTTCAACTCCCGGAGCAGCCGCTCATACTCCCGCTGCATCGTCTCCCTCGCGTGGCCCGTCAGCTTGCCCATCTGCCCGTCGACGTCGACCGCCATGCGGAACACGTTGCGGTAGATCGTGCAGTCGTTCTCCGGGCACTCGCCGAGAAGCGCCGTCCCGAGCTGGTGGAGCTCCTCCAGCCGATGCGCCGGGATGCGCTCTGTCTCGTGCTGGAAGCCGTTGAACAGCTCGCCGCCGTACTTGGTGTGTTCGTCCACCTCCCGCAGCAGGTGCCGCAGCCGGGAGAGGTCTTCAAAGCTCACGCCCTCCAGCACCGTCTCCCACGCTGCGCCCGCCTCGGCGATCTGCGCCGCATAGTGCTCGCACTCGTTCTCCTGCAGGATCTGTCCGTCCCGCAGCGCCGCAAGGTAGGCCAGCGCCTCATGCCCGCCAAGCAGGGCGGTCACGGTGTCCTCAGCTCGCCTCACGCCCTCGATGTGCTCCCGCAGCGCTCGCTCACTCCTCTCCCGGATGCGCAGGTCTTGTGCCTCCGCGTCCTCGTAGAGCTGTCCCAGCGGGCACTTCGCGCAAATGGCGTCCAGCTCCTCCTGCGTGTGTCCAGCCCGGTTCTTGCACCGTTCGTCGCACACGAACGCCAGCAGCTCTTCGGGGTTGCGCGGCATGGGGCCGTCCAGCCGTCCCGCGCCGAAGGTGTCCGGGTCGGTGATGACCTCGCTCTCCGGCAGGAAGCCGATCTGATGCAGCGCCATCTTGAATCCGTAAAGCTCGTGCGCGGCGGTGCGCGGGTCGGTGTCGGGGTAGTGCTTGCTCTTGACCTGCGTGGCAAGGCGGCGCGTCCAGCCCTCGATCAAGGCGGCGGGCTCCACCGTCTCCTCGGTATAGCTCTCATTCGTTTCCACGGCGGCGGTGTAGGTGGGCGGCTCATCCGTGATGTCCTCCTCGGACTCCAGCCCCCGTGCCAGCTCCACGGCCACCTCCAGCGTGTCCGCGTCGTCGTACTCCATCGCGCCCCGGTCGATGTCCAGATTGCCCGTGTAGACCTCCGCGTCGATCACGCCGTACTCTCCGAGGGCCGTGCCCTCGTACTCGCGCTTCTCGCGGTCGTTGAACTTGACCACGAGGAAGCCGTTGATCTTCTTGATCTTTCTCATGCTGCCGTCATTCCTTTCTGCCCTGCCATCTTCAGACCGGGTGGGGCAGTTCCCGGTGACGCCCTTCCGGGCGTTTCGGCTTAGTGGTGGGTTGCTTCAAAGTTCTCGATCGCCCAGCGGTTGCCCGTGGCGTACACAGCCCGCCGCGTCCGCTCCTGTGGCGTTTCCCGCCTCGGCATGGCCGCCAGCGCCTCCATCATGCCGCACCTCGGGCAGATGTCCGTCTGGTTGTCCGCTCGCGACAGCGCGGGCGGCTCGTCGTATGCCCGCCCACACAGCGGGCAGATGTGCGGTTGCTCCTTCATGCTGCTGCTCCTTCCTGCAAAGCTCATCCGGCCAGTGGCGGGATGACGCGGATCGTGTCGTGGTACTTGTTCAGAATGATCAGCTCGCCGTTTGCCTTCTGCTTCACGACCAGCCAGTTCTCCGGGGCGAGGCCCGCTTGCCCGAGCCGGATCTTCTGCTTGCGGGTGGGCTTCTTGCCGCGTCTCATGATCTGCCTCCTTTCCTTTTCTCGGCGTTTGTGGTAGAGTAAAAGTGAACGGCGAGGGTCGCTGAGAAATGAGAATCAGAACGACTTCCTCTAAAAGGATCTGCGGTGCGCCAACACCTGCCGATTCCAACCGCGCAAGCTCTCTCGACTTCTTTCGCTATGCTTCGGTTTGTAAACTTTCGAAGCATCGGTGCTGCTCTTGCGGTACTCCCATACGGCGGCGAGGCGTCCGCCGTGTGGTGCTTTGCCCAATTTGTAACGCCGGGAATGAATTGAAGTAAGGGGGGAAGACCCTCGCCGCTCGCTTTTACTCTACCGTTCGCCGATTTGCTATTTCATTTTCGGTCGGGGTGTGCTATGATTTATTTTGCTTTATTCATAAACCACTTTGCGTACTTAGTATAGCTCGCATTTACGAGTTTGTCAATAGTTTTGCGTGTGAATTACCCGCAATTTCGAGGAGGTATTTTTGTGTTCAGTGCCCTACTAAAAAAACTA